TGCTCATCTTGCTGTTTTAACTGCTTAAAGAATTTCTTTATAAATAAAGGAAAGGGGAAATTCATCTCTCCTAAATTTTCAATTATACTAATTCCTTCATTTCCTATGACTGAAAATATTATTAATTCCTTAAAAGATAGGGGAATATTAAATAAACTAATTGGAACATTTATAGGAGTTCCTTCTATTAATTTATCCAGTGAAGCACCTATTATAACAGCTAAAATACAAGAAGTTTTTTTTATAATACCTCTAAAAGCCTTTTTAGATGATATTTCTTTCTTATAAATACTCTTTAAATATCCACTTATATAATCAACTATTATAAATGTCATCATTATTTCTAATGATTTGCTCCAGCCTCCTAATAAATATAATATAAAACCAATTGTACCTCTTATAAACCAATGTTCAAATAACCCATTCATCTTCCCCATTTTAATCTCCTAAAGTTTTCCTAATTTTTGCTCCCATTCACTATAATATAGCTTTGCCTCTTCTGTTCTATCAAAGACAGCTTGATTTTTGTATCCTTCATTTCTAAGTTTTTTCTCCCAAAAGACTTCTCCAAACATCCTAACAGCCTTATACATTACCTTTCTAACCCTGTAAGATACTCCATTTTCTTTTAAGATAAATAAAAATATTTTATCAGCTAGTTCTCTATTAATACCTGTTGAATTAAACTTTGAATACAGAAAGTCATGAATGACAGCCGCTTCTGTATTTTTTCCATATCTCTCAAAAAAAGGTCTCAATATAAGAGGTATACTGGCTCCATCTGTTCTAAATCCTGCTGGAATTACTATTGGAAAGTCTTTGATATATTTAGTATAGTCCTCAAGGACTACACTAAATACATTATTAACTTTTTTTAATTTTAATTTATTCTTCATCATTCTCAGCTTCTTCAATATCTATTTTTCTTCCTGTACCAAATGTATCAGAAAACTTTTGCAAGGCTTTTTCTATTGCTCTTTCTATTGTTTTTCTACTGAAAAATTTTCTTAATAAAATTCTAACTGGATATGGTAATTTATCAGTTCTATATTCAACAAATTTTAATGCTGCCTTAAGTTTCTTTTTATTCTCTCCATACTTAAAGCTTTCCTCTGAAGCAATAACAGCTGCATCAAATAAGTTTATATACTGTTTTCTGTTATAAATAATATATCCTAAAATTCCCCCTGCTAATACTATCCATAGCCATTGTTCTTGATTAAATCCTTTTAAATATGCAATTACTTGGTTTATCATTTCTAATCCTCCTATTTGTTATAAACTGTTTTATAAGGTATTTTCCCTGCTCCTCTGATTTGAAAATGTACAGCATCTACTTTTTTCCATTCTCCACCCCACTCAATATTATATTTCTCTATCAGTCCATGTTTTTTTGCAGTCTCATAGATATCTTTATAATAATGAAGATCTTTTGAACCAGCTTTGTACACTGTTTTTTCAAATTCTTTTATTACCTTTTTCCCATTTACTTCAATTTCTTTTTTTTCCTTTTCTTTTACTAAAACACCTATATCAACGGCATATCCAAGTCCATCAATCTTTTCTTGATGATTTGATTGAATCTTATAGCCATCACAATTTGTTCTCCATGCACCTGAGATAGTTCTTCCATACTGATATAATTTGTTCTGCTCTTCAGCTGTTCTCATACCACAGGTTACTTTAAAATCATGAGGACTTAATCCTATTAGCTCTTCTATAAAAGAGACTAGATCAGGATGAACTCCTTTCATCATATTTTTGCTCGCTTGTGACAAACTAAACATTTGCATCACCCCTTTTATTTCCATTCAATAGATTCCAATTCTTCCAAAGATTTAGCTTCCATTGTTTTTGTTGCTATTGCTGTGTACTCCTCTTGTGCAGCTGTTCCACTTAATATCCATAATAGATATATATGATTAATTTCTCCAAAGGTAAAGGAATCTACTGAATTGTCTTTTAATCTCCAATTTATTTTTAAATTTTGAATTACTTCTGATAATGTTGTCTTATCTTTTATAATTGCTTTTACTTTTTCTTCAAACCCTTCTGGAACTTCAACTTTTAGAAACTTAACAGCTTCTATAATTGCTTTTGGATCATTACTTGTTGTTGCTATATCTATTGCTGATTTTACTCTTAAGAAATTGATTTCATCTGCTTCACCCATCTGAAAGATTTTTCCATTATAATCAAAGTCAGCATAAATTTTATCCAGTAAAACTTGTCTAAATTTTCTTCTTGTAATATGCTTTAAACCTTCCAGGTCTAAATCCCATTTATTAGTCTCTTTATTCCAAAAATGGTATTTACTCGGCTGAGGGGCTTTAACAAGTTTTTTATTTTTTATAAATTCACCAGGTTCTAGTTGAGTTTCTATCCCTTGTTCTATTCTTTCTTCTCTTGTCATTTCCATTAGTTCATTATTCTTGATTATTGGATATTGAAAATTCTTATCTGTTATGAACATATCATCAGTATATTCAGGAAAATAATTAAGTGGATTATTTTTAACATCTTCTAAACTGTTGGAATATACTGAATATTTTAATTCTATGCCTTTATAAAAGTTTATTACATTGCTCATTTATTGCTCCTTTCTAAAATATTCCTAGCTTTTTACGAAGCTGAATAATATTATTTCTTACTTCCATAGGATTAGTTTTTTGTAAATAGTGTTTACTTGTTACATTGCTACTTGTATGATTTGCATAGCTACTAGCAACACCTAACCCAGCTAGATTGTTTATAAGATTTATTGATGTTTTTCTTAAAGAGTGCGGGTATAAGTCTGGAATATCTAGAATTAAGCCCATTTTTTTTACTCTGTTTCTTATAGTCCCCTGACTCATCTTTCTATATTCATCTCCATATTTTGTTATAAACAGCCATTCACTATGTATTCCTGACTCTTCTCTGAATTTAATCCATTCTTTTAAAAGAATTTTACATTTCTCAAAGAAAAAGGCATTCACTATGTAACCCTCTTTTTCTTTAACTCCTTCAAAGTATCCCTCTTCTAGTCTTAATTGCTCCAACTTTAAATTTTGAACCGCTGAAATTCTACAAGCACTGTCTAAAAATAATTCCCATAAAATCCTATCTTGAATATCATACTTTTTATTTTGAAATTTCATAAAAAGTCTAACAGTTAGAATTTGTTCAGTATTTAAAAAATAGTTCTTTCTAATCTTATCTTTTTCAGCAAATTTCAATCTGTCTAGTTTTTTATCAAACGGGTGAAACCTGCATTTATTTCTTCTAACACACCATAAATAAAAACTACTAACTGATGTTGTTTTATTCATTAGAGTCCTTTTACTATTTCCTAAACTCCTGCAATGGTTTCTGTACTCTTCCATAATTTGAGGCATTTCCATCAGTGTGTCTTTACTCAATAAATACCTATTTTTATAATTTTCTTGAAACCATATAAGGAACAACTTGAAATTACTGATGTAAGTAGAATAAGTTGTTTCCCATGTTTCGTAGTTACTGCTTTTGCAACTATTCAAATACTGCTTATAAATCTCCACATTTTCCTTCTTTAACTTTTCCCATCCTTTTAGTTCCATACTTTGTACCTCCTTCAAATTTGTTAGGTACATTATATAAAACTGAATAGATTGGAAAATTTATACAAAGTTACAATTCTTAAAAAAATAGATGTAGATCAAGAACTTCTAAAATATTTTGATGTAATACATATTGTAAAAGTTGGTAAACTTGTTATTTTTAGTGGAGTTGTAAAGCAAATTTTAAATAATGGAATAAATACATCTGGTGTTGTAATAGGGAATTTACCATATAGGCCTTCTGAAGAGGTATGGGTAGACCCGGGATTTACTATAAGAACTAATGGTGATATCCGTGTTGGAGCATTTTTAACTATTTCTCAGAGAAAAATTGGAGCGCAACAACACATAAGTTTTTCTTATGTTGCAAATGAATAATTTTTTTAAGCTAAATAAGCAATAATCACTTGCAATTGATTAAGTGGATAGTTTTTCCCATTTCCAAATGCTCCAACTCTTAATGTTTTTGCTTTAATATCTAAGTTACAGTATTCTCCCCAATTTCCTTGGTTTACATTGGTTACGGATATAACTTTATTTACGTCTATATGGGAAGGTAATGGGGCATACCATTCTGTTATATTTAATCCAGCTATGTAATCTAACAAATTAGTCATTTGAATTACTTCTACTTTGATTAAATTTTCCAATCTCTCAAGAATTGAATGACTGTCCATAGCTATATAATTATTTATATTTGCTGAAATATCTGTATTTGTATTCTTACATAGGTATAATTTTTTTGTATTTTTATCAAAGTAAGTTTTTCCTACTTCTTTTGTTCCTGGTTCATTTAATATCCCACCATAATCTTTTCCCATCATCTGAGTAAACTTATTTCCTTCTAGTACTGTCCCTTCTTCAGCTCCATACTTAACTATTCCATACTGCTCGGCTGAAGCATAGTCTGTTTTATTTACTTTTTTATTCATTCCTTCATTAAACTCTTGAAGTGACACATAACTATGTAAATCAATCTTGGCATCAACTTTTGAACCACTTGTTATATTAAAATAAATTACTATTATAAAAGAATGTGGACTATCTTTCATTAATGGAATATAATCATATTTATCTCCAGCATTAGCATAAGCATAAAGAATTTCTTCACCTTCATTTCCTTGTGCATAAAGTCCAATTTCTCTGAAGATTTTATCTTCTCTTAGCTCAGCATTAAAAAATTGAAGTTCTATAGCTACTATATTTTTTTCATCTCCCTGTATCTTACAACTAGTTACATTAGCTGTCCCCCATACTTCTTTTACATCTGTTAAGAATCTAATCTCATCATTTGAAGTTATTGAACCACTTCCTAACTTTGCTTTTGTAAAAGTTAGAGTTTCGGATAAATTTCCATTTATCTTAGCTTGAAGTTGTTCACCTTTTTTTGTTAGCTTTAAGCCTTCAAAATAACTCATTATTTAATTCCCCCTATCTCGATTATTTTAGTAAATCCTATCCCTTGAGCAGTATTTAACTTTGAATTTATTCTCATTGTTTGATCTAGTTTAAAATCAGCTTTTATTTCTATTTTTTTTATATTCTCAACTACTGATGAATAATATTTATTGCTTTTATTATTGATAATTTCAAGCTCCCAATACATCCTTGCTCCAACTTCACAAACTTTATTTAAGTCAGGCATTTTATTAATAACTTTTAAATCATCAATCATATTTACCTTAAATAGTTGACTAGCTACTTCTTGCAATGGTCTTGTTTTTAATTTTGTAACTTCTTTATTAGTAAGTTCCCTAGTAAGTGAAAGCAAAAATTCTGTATTAGGTAATCCATCAAGTGCCATTTTTTTAATAATCAATGCTTGTCTATAAGTTTCATCATCTCGACCATTTCTCTTTTCATCATATCTTTCCCCCATAAAATCTAAGAATATCCCTGAACATTTCAATAGTGATGTTTGATTTTTTAAGTCCTCTATTAAGGCATTTATGTACTCAATAACAGGCTTCAAGGTCTTATAAAACTTAATTGTATTTTCCTTTTGAAAATGTAAAGGTAAACCCTTTATAACTTCATCAATCATGATATTCTCCCAGCACTTTTTGGTATTTCATTAAAGTTTAATTGAATTGAATTACTCCAAACAAGGGTATCTTTTTTTCTAAACTTCAAGTCAAAATCGGTATATTTATAGTTTTTATTATAAAGATATTCATATAAGAATGTTCCATTTGATAGTAAAGCACCTATTCCAGCTTCATTAATATACTCATCAATTAAATTTTTGATTTTCAATTCATCAGCACTTTTTATATCTAATTTATACTCAATGTCTGCTTGAGCAGGTCTATCAAATCTTATAGTTTCAAAATGATCAGGTACAGATGTTGGAACATTTACAACAACATTTCCTTTAGTATCTGGAGTATGAATGTGCATATAAATAGCATGTGCTATTTCTTCCTTTATTCCTCCATCTACTACTATCCAAATGCTTTTTGGAGAAAGTCCAAAGCTGTCTATATTCATTGTATTGTTTCTTATCCCATTAGCACTTTTTACTCCTGGTAATTTTCTTATAGCATTTAAAATAGGTAATAAACTCCATTCACCTTTGCTATTACCAGCTAAATATCTTTTTAAATACTCATAATCAGTTTCAGAAGAAAGCCCACCTTCTCCAATTTCAACATTTTGTACATCAACTATTGATGCTGGAGCTTTTATAACTTTTTCAATTTTATTAATTTGGATGTTTCCTTCCTCTCCCTCGAATAGACTTTGAAATACTATTGTTTTAGTCTTTGAAGAGTCTACTTCAAATCTTTCTATATTTTCATATTTCACTCCATTTTCAGCTTGTATGATAATGTCTCCTTGTAACACATCTACAAAATTAGTTGCTGTAACTTTACAATGTACTTGAGCTTTTGTTCCAAATCTTCTAGGAAAAAAATATAACAAATTGTCTAATTCCTCATTTTGTGCATTGTATATATTTAAACCCCTTGCTATTGAAATTGCTTTATCTTCCAAATAAGAACAAAGATATATGAAAGGTGCTACTAATTTATAGTAATCTCCAGTTGGTTCAACATTGAAATCACTTCCAAAATTTTCTTTTTTTTGTGCTTCTTTTTGTGCTAATTCCATAAGTCCTTGAAAGCCTTTTGTTTCAAATTTATCCACTGATTATCACCTCTTTCTCTATATTATTATGTTTCTTATGTGTTATATATATTTTTGCCTTTAAAGTTCTCTCTGCTTCAGAAATTATTTGATAACTAACTGTTTCTATTTCAGCCCTATACCATTCTTGTAACTTTCTACAAATATGTTCAAGTTTATATTCAGCTACATCCTGTTCATTTATTATTCTTATATCAAGCCCTAAATTTTCATCATAAAAGCACTCAATTGAATATATTTTTAAAGAATTTACTACTCTCTGCCAGAACTCATCTATTCCTGAAATAGTTGAAAATTTAATATCTCCATCATCCATTTTTATAGCTTCCATTATGCTACTCCTCCACTTATTTCAGTTCCTTTTGCTACTCCTGAATGTTTATGTTTTTTCAAACTCTTATCTCCAGCAGTAACATCTTCAGATGCTGCAACAGAACCTTTTGTAGATATGTTCCCAGTTTGTGTTGTATTTCCTTTCTGAGTAGTATTTCCATTTATCTCAACATTACCTTTTTGCTTAGAATCCCCTTTCAAATCAATGTTCCCTTCTTCTAATCTATCTCCAATAATTCTAATATCAGAAGGAAATTCCAAACTTTCTGTAGCATTTGGAATTGTGAAAGGTAAAATAAAACCATTATTTAAGTTATTCCTTCTATTCGAATCCATAACATCATGGGATCCTTGACTTATATATGAAGAAATATCAAAGGTTAAAACAAAATATGGCATTATATCCCCTTCTTTAATATTCCAATCAATATGATCTTTATTATCTCCAAATAATGCCACTGGAACATTACGAAGTACAGGTAGAGCAACCCCATTTGGACTAAACAAAGGCTCAGCATCTACAAATCTACCCTTTCTTATTTTTTGTATTTTTACTAGAATTATCCTTATGTTTTCCATCATCTTTCATCACTTTAACTCCTAATTTCATATTCCAGCTATCACTTAGACTAATACTTACCTCTTCCACTTGCATAAATCCACTTACATCATCACTTTCAACGTATATTACATCTCCTTTTTTTATGTAGTGAATTGGGAAACATTCAATAGTATAGTCATATTTATTACTCTCTTTTATAGTTTTCTTTTTTTGCTCATTTTCCCATTTATCATCTTTTTTACTCTTTGCTTTTTTATTATCAGATTTTTTATTTACTTTCACTTCTTTTTCTTGCTGTTCAACAGCTTCAGGATTATGAATCAACCCACTTTCAAAGCTTAAATAAATTGCTTGTTCTTTTTGTTTATCTGTATAGATATAAAGATCATCACCTTTTAAAGTCATTTTGCTCTCTGAGTCTTGAACTAATTCTCTTAACTCCTGAAATCCTTGACTGTAACAGGTAAAGCCATTAGTGTAAATTTTATCTTTATTAAGTTCCATAGAAATAAGATTTATTCCCATTTCTTTAGTAATTTCTTTTATTGCTTCAGATATCCTAGTATTCCCATCTAAACTTAATGAAACTATCTTACTACTATTTTTAGTTCTCTCTGAACAAGTTAACTCTTGAATAAATGAAGAACTTTCTTTTATTCTTTTCTTTTTTATAACTTCATATTTTGAATAATAGCCAATATCTTCAGCATAACCAAACCAAAGTTCTACCTCGCTTCCTATTTCTATATCTTGACTTAAATTATATATTTTGAATGTTCCTACCCCTACTTTTCCTTCTTCTCCTGTTTTTACATCAACATCAAATTTTAAACCATCATTATTATGATCATCTAGTTTTACACCATTTATAATAAGATAAGAATTTCTAGGAAAAATAGGTCTATTTGCTATAAAATCCATTATTCCTCCACTAAAAGTTCAATTTTATCAATATTTTCATAATCAATTTTTATTGCTTTTCTATCTAAAGTATTAGGGATAATATATTTTTGTGGATATTTTTTATTAAAATTTCCTTTTTCATCAACTAATTTATTGAACCATAGTGGGATCCCGAATAGAATTGGCTCATTTGGATATATTAAATTATCATCAATATCATAAAGTGTTATGTACACTCTTTTATCATAAGAATTATATGTAAATTCAAATTGAAAGGTTATCCCTGCAATAGTTACATCAGTTATATATGGAATAGATTCTTTCATTATATTTATTTTCATTTCTATGCTCCTATTATCTATGGCAGTTTTATATGCTCACTTTGTAAATCTCCTTCCCAATCCTTTACTCCTGAGCTTTTATCTTTAGTAACAGCTTTTGTAATAGTTTTTGTATTTTTTTTAGCTTTTGCTGTTGTTTTTATTTTTGTTGTATTTCTAACACTTGCTTTAGCTTTTGGACTAGGGGAAGGAATCATAGAAACATGAGCAATCTTTACTTCTACCAATGAAATAGTAAATTCTGTATAATATAATGAAGTTATAGTATTTTCTATACTTGTTATAGCCATATTCTTATACAACTTAATCATATACAAGTCTACAAGTTCTCTTTTATTTCTAAGTTCAAGAACTTTTTCAAAAATTTCTTTGTGATTAGAGTCTACAATTTGAACTTTAAATGATAACTCTAACGGATTTTGTGTTATGTTATCAGCTATTTGAGTTCCATCATCAATTGGAATTGTTGGAACATCATTCGAATAGCTTTCAGATATTCCAGAAACTAATTGAAGTTTTATATTTCCCAATAAAATTGGTGGAGTTTTTCTTAGATAACTATCAATTCGACTAGAAATTGAATTTACATTATTTAGAAAACTACTTACTTTACTCATAATATTTGTTATTGAAAACATCTATATTTCCCCTTTAGCTATGTCATTTTGTAACATCAAATCCTCTAATTTTTCTACTATCATTTCTCCAATTCTATTCCAATCCATTTCTTTTGTTCCAGACATATTTACAGTAAGATTTAGTATGATTTTTTTATCAGACTTATTAGAGTTTTTTGTATTTGCTGAATTACTTATATTAGAAAACTCATTACTTTCTGTACTTGAATATGCATTATTTTCTTCAGCAGTTAGAACTCTTTCGCCTCTATGAAGCTCAGCGATATAGCCATCGTAAGGGACATAGTCAAGTCCTGTTTTATGAGTTCCATCTATCATAGGGCCATTTGTATTTTTTTTCTCACTATCACTAAAAAACCAAGATATTCCTGGTAACGATTTTATTTTTTCACCTAAACCTGAGAAAAAACCTTTAATACTTTCCCAAATTTTAGCAACATAATCTAATATAAAATCAAAAGCTGATGCAGCAGTTGACTTCATTGTCTCCCACACTTCTTTTAATTTGTCTATTAAGTTAAAAAATACATCAACTACTTTGTCTTTTAATCCTATAAAGAAATTCCCTATATCAATTATTTTGTTATATAAATAACTTCCTAATTCAGCAAACTTTGCTTTTATTAAATCCCAATTTTCTATTATCAGTTTCCCAACAGTAATAATTAAACCTATTGGGCTAAGCCACATAAATATTTTTTTACCAATATCCCATAATGCTTTAGCAAAAGCTTTAATTTTATCCCATAATGTAGATATTTTAGCCTTAATCTTCTCCCAATTTTCTATTAATAATTGTCCTAGTTTTATTATTAAACCCATTCCTGAAAAAAGTAAGAAAACCTTAACAAAACCTTTTATCTTATCCCAAAGTGAAATTAATTTTTCTTTTACAAGATCCCAGTTTCTATACAATAGGACGCCAATAGCTATTACAGCCCCAATTGCAAGCATAATCGGATTAAAAGAAAGAGCTGCTAATGCAGTTTTTAAAGCTCCAATTAAAACTATTACCTTATTAATTACAAAAAGCCCAGCTATTGCACTTGCTAGTGGGATTAAAACTTCTTTCCACTTAACAATAAAATTTATTATTTTTTCTCCCCATGAAATTAGTTCACCAAAGATACTAGATAAATTTTCTGCCCATCTAGTAAATGTTCCATCTTCTTGAAATTTTACTAGTGTATTAGCTAATGGTATGATAACTCTATCTCTAAGAATTTGAAATGGAGAGTTTTCAACTATATCACCAAATTCATTAACTCCTGCAAGAGTTGAAAGTGCTGATTTAGTTGCTCCTGATATAGTTGATAATCCTCCCTTAAATGTTTTAGCTTGCTTTTCCATTGCTCCACCAAAACGAGAGTCCATCATTTCAAATAAAGTTTTATTAAATAACTCTAAGTCATTAATTTGCCCTTTATTATTAAAAATTTCTAAGCCTTTACTTTTACCAAATTCAGAAATCATATTCTTAGTAATTCCAAATTCTTTTAATCTTTCAAGTTCTCCAGTTCTTGCATCAGCAATAGCTTCAATCGCTTGATCAAAACTTTTCCCCATTCCTGAAGCCATATCTCCAATCATTTCAAGGTAAGTTCTGTTAGTTGTTTTTAAAACTCTATCCCCTTCGATTCCATAAGACTGTAATTTCGTCATCCCAGAAAGGACTTCATTTGTTTCAAATGGAGTTTTATTAGCAAATCTACTAGCCCAAGCTAGTTTCTTTCTTGCCATGTCTGAATCTTTCAAAACAGTTTCAAGTGTATTTCTATACTGTTCAATATTTCCAGCACTATCAATAGCGGTTTTTATTGTAAAACCTGCTGCTAATGCTGTAGCTATTCTTTTTAAGACACTTAGAAGTGTACTTGCTTTTTCTTTACTTTTTTGAAATTGTTGCTGGGCATAGTTCCCAAAATTTCCTAAACTTCTCCGAAGTGAAATAAAACCATTTCTTATTTTCCCAATAGCAGGAAAGTTAGCTGTTATTTTAGCTTTCAAGGCATTAAAAGTTGTACTAATTTTATTTTTAAAAGCAACTAAACTTTGCTTTACTGAACCAATAGTGTTTTTTAGACTTCCAAATGCTGAACTAACACTATTTTTAAAATTTGACATATTATTCTTTAAATTTCCAATTTGAGAGCTAATTTGATTCAAAGAAGCTTGTCCATTTCCTACAACTTTAAAAACCAATGATAACTGTTCTAACATCACTAACCCTCCTTTCTAATTTTTATTTTTTCTTTTTACATAATCAGCCCAAGCTAATTGTAAAAGCATATATTCTTCATAACATAGATCTTCAACAGGCTTTTTATAATATGGAATCTTAGATTCAAAGCAAACATCAAATCTTCCTTGTTTAATCTTCCTTATTTTCTCCAAAATTTTTAATGAATAAAAAGGGTGTTTGTTGAAATTCAGTTATAATCACTGTAATAGTTTCTAAAGCTTCTTGGTCCATATTAAAAAATTCTATGTCTCTAGCTTCAGCTGGTTGAGCTATAAAAGTATTCAATAATTTCTTACCTATTGCTAATTCATCTTTTTCTGATGAAAGCTTAAAAAATGTATCTGTTGAAACTCTTTCAATTCTAAAAGGTCTCTCTATTGTTTTAAAATCTTTCCCTGTCATCATCAAATTAAATTCTAAAACTCCTAGACCATCAGCTTTAAAAGTTATATTTGATATATTTTTATCCTCTATTTTTTTTAGAAATTCTTTATTTTTTAACTCTTCTTGCTCTA